GATCGATATCCAATTGTTTTACAACAAGTTGTACTTGAAGTAATAGTTAATAAAGCATTTGCAAAAGCATGGGTAGACTTAATGACCGAACTACCATTTTATAATAAGGGTAAACCTTATTGATGAAATGTAGGACAACCACTAGGTGCTTTCTCATCTTGAGCTATGTTTGCATTAACTCATCATCTAATTGTCCAGTATTGTTTCTACTTATCTTATCGAAAGATAAAATGGTTTTCACAATATGCACTTTTAGGAGATGACATCGCTATTTGGGATACAAAAGTAGCCAATAAATATCTATGATTCACCAATCAAATTGGAGTAGAAATCAATTTAAGTAAATCCGTCATTGGAATTAATTCCGGCGAATTTGCGAAAAGACATTTCCTTCAAGGTGAAAATATATCAGGATTCGGTTTTCAAATGGTAAAGGCAGCTAACGCTTCCGTTACTGGATGAATCCGTTTTCTTGAAATATTAGAATCAGAGTGTTTTATTGTTAAAGGTGGTCCTTTAATTTATCCCGGCTTATCTTGTAATGGACTACCAGAACAATTTAAGCGCAATTTGGTTTGACTTAATAATTTAAGAATGGCTCATGCCCAACATTTATTTATAAGTGATGGTAACACAGTTTATTCAAGTGACATTCTATTGAAATACGTTGTATTACATAGATTGAAACTATTAAGAAATCAAGCAAACTTGGCTTCTCATCCTAAACTTTTAACAAAGGTTAAAACCAAAGTTAAGAATTTAAGTTTGAAGTGGGGTGTGATAGTTAAGGATCTATCATTAGACATAAGCCTCATCCAAGATGAGTCAGTTAACCATCCGTTTGTACGTTATGCAAAATTTAGAATGAATGTAATTCAAGATAAAATAGCAACGTTACAAATGTTTGTCCAAACTGAAGTATTTCCTTCCGATCTATTAAGTTTTTCAACCTATAGTGACGAAGAATTTATACCTTTTCTGGCAAATGCAACATTTTATACTGATGATATTAATGAACACAAAAATAAAATTAAGTTTAGTATACTTTCAAAGAGTTTTGATGAATTGATTAAAGACACCGTAAACATTGAAGCGGAGGGGGAGAACTTCCAGGACTTGTCATTCCTTTCGGATGACTTGTTCAGCTCAAGCTGATCGTCGTG